GTAATACCATTGTCGTAAGTTATATTATCATCAATGGTAATCTCGTATTGGTTACGTTCAGCAAATTCCTTAACGTAACCTACTAATCCAGCATAAAGGGTTTTGGTTTGAAGATTATAAAGTCTGCAATACCCATCCCAAATTCTAGCTTTGAACTTAGGCATATACTTTGCACCAGGAACAGCAAACTTGAAGAATTCTGATAGTTCCTGCTCGATCGACTTATCGGAGAATATTCTAATAAACGATTCGTTGAATTTTTCCACTCTAATATGCATTAAGCACCAGCCAAGAATTGTTTGAATGAAATAGAGTTTTTGATTGACCACGTTCTATCCGAGATAGATTTTAAGATAGACTCTAATAGGTAAATCATGGTCTCAATGTATTCTATTTTCATTTTGAGTTTAACAATATCAGTATCACCATCAAGTAACTGTTCCATTTCATTCTTGATGGGTTTAGCATATTGCCATTGTTCCCATCCAAGATCATTCAGTTCTTGGCGAGACAATTCTCCTCTGTAATATCTAAACTTGGTTTTCTTGAGTTCGAGATATTCTGTTCTGAGTTTGCTTATACGAAGTTTTGCGTCAACTAGTAGTCTAATATACTTAGCATGAAGTTTAGCTGTTTTTACAGATTCTGTATCGAGGTGGTTATTATCAATGTCGCAGTCAATTTCCCAATTATCTTGGATTTCATCAAGTGTCATAATATCTCCAATAATTTACTCAAAAATAAAGTATGTGTACTCAAATGTAGCTGATGCAGTTATATATGTGACGTCTGTATTAGTAGAAGCGAAAGTAAATCCAGAAAGTGAAGTAGGAACCAAATCAACGAACAACACTGTTTTGACTACTGTATTATTGGATCCTAGTATATTCAAAGTGCCGTCTGAAAAGTTATTTGCAAGTTCAGACATAACAAACTTTGGTTCTCTATTTTGGAATGAAGTATATTGTTCAAATTCTTGAGGGTGTCCAAGTCCAGCAATCCAGTTAAAGATAGCAAGATAGTTTGCCATATTTTCATCAACTAGAAAATTGATAGTCAATGGTTCGAATTCCATTTTACTACCTGGGACTTTAATCTGAGTGAATGGAGTGTCCATTTCCGTTCTAGGAAGTGATATGCCTGGTAATGGTACTTCTTGAGTAAAGTAAACCATTTCAGGTATTTTCTGAATAACAAATTGGAATCCATTAGGAGATAATGGATTAAGGTTTTCTGGTATAAGAGAGATTGCCATAATAGTTCCTTACGATGTTTGAACTATTTATTAGACAATAAAAAAGGAGTCCGAAGACTCCTTTCAGTTAATGCAATTTGAAAATTAAAATCACATAAGATTTGCAACAGCCACTTTGCGATAATATGAATTTGCATTAGCATACAAACCATTTGGATCTTGTGGACCTGTATAATCAGCTACAGCGAATGGATTGCTAGCAATACCATAACGAGTTTTGAAGCCAATTTTTGGTTGGAATGTATTAGGATCAGTTGCACGAACTAATTGCAATGGTACGTATGGGCAGTAGAACATACCAGCATCAAATGCTGAACTACCTTTATAACCAGCAACGAAGAATTGTGTAGCTGAACTGTTTGCCGCATATGGATCAACATAAACTTTATAACGACCGTTTAAGATACCAGCAAAAGTTGTTGAAGTATCATCAACATTCAATGAAGTAGATAATGCAGGAGCATAATCAAGTACACCAGCCATTGCTAAAGCAGATGCTACGTCAGCAGAAGTGATGATGAAGTTAGCTTTACCACGACGTGTTAATTGACCAACAGCATTTGCTTCACGTTCAATTTGGAACAATAAACCTTTGAATTTTTCAACTGACCAACGACCATTTGAATCGATATCAAGATCGAATGAACCGGCAACAGCAGTACCCGTTTGAGCACCAACTTTTGCAGAGATATAAACGCGACGAACAACTTCACGGTTAATTTCAGCAAGAATTTCTTGAGTTAAGATGTTGCTCAATTCAGCAGCAGCATCTAAACCATGAACTGATTTTAAATCTTGTGCTAATTCATCTGTGTATTCTGCTTTCAACGCACGTGTTTGAGCAGTTACAGATGTTTTTTCGATTGAGAATGCCATTTCAGCAAAAGTAGTTGCTTCGCCATCAGCAGTAGTCATACCATAACCTGTAGTAGCGTTAAAGATATCTGTTAATGCTGATTGTGTACCAGAAGCAGGAGTGCCAGTACCATCAAACAATGTAGTTGCACCAGAGAATTGAGTATTTGCTTCGTTAACCAACGCTTCAGCACCATTTTGTGATGTGTAACGTGATTTCATAGCAAAAATCAAACCGGTAGGTTGAGTCATTGGTTGAACACCACAGATATCATAAGCGATCATTTGTGGCATTGCACGGCGTACTAATGAGATTAATACTGGATCATAACCTTGAACGGCCGCAGTAGTTGCACCAGCAGCCCAACCAGCAGAACCTAAAGCAATAGATGTACCACCAGCGTTAGCGTGTGTTTCATACAAGCCCATGCTCATTGAACCTTCTTCACGCATTGCTTTTTCTTGGTTTTCTAATAATACCGCAGTAACTTCTTTACGGTAGTTGTCTTTGATAGGACTTAAAGATTCGTGCTCTAAGATAGGAGCCCATTTTTTTACTAATTCAGGACGAGTTTGCATTTTTGTAATTTCCTTATTTTAAAGTTTAATTCTGTTAAAAGTTTCTAAATATTGAGCTACATTTGGATCAATGTTTTGTACACTTTCAGTAAGTTGTACTGGTGAATCAGTTACGATAGATTGTACTGTACCAGCAGTGGGTTTTTTACCAAAGTAATTTTCTTTGATGATTTGCAATTTAGAAGAATATGTGTCTGAATCTTCAAAGCTCAATTCTTCAGCAAGAGATTTAAATTTCTCTACTTCAGTATCAGTCATTGATTTGCAGAATTCTTCTGTGATTGTATTTCTTTCTACATAATTGATGTACTTAGACATCTCAACATTCGATTCCAAAGATTCATCAAGTTTAGATTCCAAAGTAGCTACTGATTCTTGTAATTCAGCAACAAGATCAAGTTTTTCATCTGGAACTTCAATATAATGTTCTTGGAATAAATTTTTCATTCCACTAACAAATCCTTCAAGAATGTCATTTTTAATGCCGGTTGTAACGGCAAGTTCATTATCATTCATCCACTGCTCAACAACGTAGTTGAGGTATCCATCAACTTTTTCAACAATTTCTTCTTTAGCACCTTCATAGTATTCTACGAGGCGGTCTTGGAATTCTTCTTCTAATGATTCAACTTCTTGAGTCACTCTTGACATTACAGCAGCTTCAAAGATTGCAGTAGCTTTTTCTCTGAATTCTTCTGTAAGGTTTTCGCCATTCATTAAAGCATCAACATCAGCATCGATATCTTCTTTAGTCAATTTGTTGACTGCTTTAGAAATGCCTTTTTCGCGTTTACGAATTGCTTTTAGCGCACCAGGTTCAGAACCTATAAACTGTGCTCTGTCGTTAGAATCGATATTAGCTTTCTTGACATAAGAACCCAAAGTTTTCTTTGACAATTCTACCAATTGTTCTTCGTCTAACTGATCAATATCTTCCGATAATGCTTGTTTAGGACCTTCTTTAGTACCAAACATAAGAGCGTGATGAGTTACCTTGCCACCTTCTTTAGCTACTTCTTTATGAACGCGAGCAGCATCTTGATGAGTGAAAGCAATAGTATGACTAGCTTTGCCAGTTTTATCTTTGTGGTAAATTTTGATACCAGTAGGATTTTCTTCAGCTTCGTCTAAATCTTCTTTTTTCATTTTCATCTTAGATTCTTTGGTAACTTCCAAATCATCTTCGTCTTCATCATCAGATTCTTTCATTTTAGGTTTCATGTTGCCGCCGCAAGAGGCTTCAGCCATTTGCAATGCTTCAGATTCTTTTAACAAATCTGCAATTTTATCTTCTATAGACATTGTGTCTCCCTTGTTATAGTTACTTAATACGTGTTAAGAAATTTTGAAATTCTTTCAGTGATACTTCATTTATTAAACTAGATTTGGCACCTGAAATTGCTTTGCGAGCATCATCAATATGGCGTTCAGTAAAGACACCATTAACGTAAACCCATTCTTTACCTTCCATGATACCATTAACCCAACAATCAATACCACTTGGTTCGTGGACAATATCCACTGTATTCAATTTATAGTCTGACTGGACTTCATTGATGTTGCCTTTACGAACAACAGAACCAAGTCCTCTTGAAGATACTCCTAACTTAACACCTTCTTCTAAGAAGTTCTGAGCAATCTTACCCATAGGGGTATCAAGGATTTTAGCTTTACCAACAATGTCATTACCATCAAATCTCAATTCAGTAATCAAGTGAGATACTTTATCAAGATTAAGTGATGGTGAATCTGGATGACCAAGTTCGCCAAGTGAGCGTTTTTCTTTTATAGAAGATTGGTATTTTTTGAGTTCTGATTCCATAATAGACTTAGGATAAGTTCTTCCATTTCTATTAGGAGTATCGGCTTGCATAAAAACACCACTGATGTAATGGGATTTCTTTGTACCATCTGATTCAACCAGATATTGCACATCCATTACTTGTTCTGTGATTAATTTCATATCTGTCCTTAGATTGATTGGATAGTACTTAATTGGTCTGTATTTTTATAACCAGACACTTTTTTAAGTCTAACCCAAAGTTCCATATTACCAGTGCCAGTAACAGTAAACACTAATGGGTATGTATTATTGATTGGATCGTTAGCAAATCCAGCTTCTGATAAATTAATACTGCCAATAGTATTAGATTGGAATGTGTATGATCTTACAGAGTTTCTATCAATAGCAATAGTACAATCAGCATTGCCAGACCAAAATAGATTAGCAATATTAACTTTCTGAGTAGCACCATTCAGTGCTTCGTTTACTGCAAGGATATCTGTTGTCAAGTTAAGTGTTGCTGAACCAGCAGTACCTGCAACTTTAACAACAACATCGCTATAGGTTTTTGATACAACTGTTATAGTTACAGGCATCTTTTATTCCTTAATTGTTTCTTGAATAACACTGAAGAAGTTATCTTTAGATTCATTCATAAAAGTAATTGCTTTAGTATTATTTATTAAAATTTGATTTAGGAGATTCTGTGTTTCTTCGGTAATAGATACAACAGCACCATCATCGAGGGTATATTCGTATCTATTACTTATCAAAGAAGTATTTTCTCTTAATTCTAAAACTACAGGATCAATTGCAAATCTTTGAGTTGATAATAATGTAGAATAGGATTCAATCAAAGCAGGGCTAGCAACGATGCCGTAGTGTTCTTTTATAGAATTTGTAATATTCTTGTTAGTATCAATAGATTTTACAAAGGTCGAGTAGTTCATTAGTCGTCCGTGTCTTTAAACATAGTTTGAGCAACTTCCATTTTTCTATCATCAATAGCAGATGAAATCTTATCAGCCATTACAGTTTGAAAAGAATTCTCGATATCAGTTGCTTTACCAGAAATAATAGCATCAACTAAATTTGAAGTAAATTCTGTCATAATATGTTCCTATTGTTGTCCA